ATATCTCCTCTCATCGCGGCTCAGAAAGAGACATGGCAGACTAGCGATCACACTATGGGATTTGGTCTTAGATTGGAAGATGATATAAAGAACGTAGTAGACAGATTCTGCAAAACTTACGACAATAAGAAGCTGCATCATGTTGATCTTGATGCAACGGCTTGGGATTGGCAGTTTGGAGAAGTTGGATACGATATAGAATCTTACATAATAACAGAATCATGTATAAACCCTACCGATGCATTCAGAAACGCAATCAGAAACCTAAAACAACTGGAGAAAAGGAAAATCTTTCAGTTCTCAAAAGGGGACATGATAGCTCAGGTTACGCCGGGTTTAGTTGCTAGTGGAAAATTTGACACTACGCAGCAGAACTCGAATGTTAACTCGTTCATAATGTACCACTTTGGTGCCGTCAATAGACGGGTAGCTGGTGATGATGGACTCGCTGCGTTTAGAGCAGGATTTAGAAACCGTTATATTGAAGCCAATATGAACATGAAATTTAACGACATTGATAAAGATGGAGGAAAATTTGAGTTTTGTTCTAACTATTGGGGTATAAATAAAGAAGGTCAGTATTTCAGTTATCCGGTCCATTATGAGAAAATGGTATTTAAATTCCTATCAATAAACTATAATAAAGCTATCGAGTTTGAAGAACTCAAGAGGGAACTTAAGTTTCATCCTGATTTTAATCAAATAGTCGAAGATATAGAAGATTTGGAACTTCCCTTTGAAGATGGTGATGAAACACCTGAAACTAGGGAGGGTGCTGAGATACTTAAATCGGCCTGACTATCAGGCCGTCGTTGGGGGTCATCCACAGCCATGGCCCGAAACATAACAAATATAATAAGTTTCATAAATACTAACGTTAAAATTAACAAAATGGCTGGAAAGAAGAATAAAAGCAAAGTGTCTGATGAAGACATACAAGCAATTAAGAAAATTGTTGGACAGGGTGGTTATTACACTGACAAGATGCTGCCGGTTTTGCAAAGAGTGTTCCCAAGCGGAACTTTCAGCAAAGCTGGCGGTTTCATTGGTGGCAACGCTGCTCGGAGCATTAATCCAGGTTTATCTAACGCGGGCTCTGCTCTAGGATCCAGGCTTGGCCAGAGATTGGCAAAAGTCGTGGGATTTGGAGCTTATACTGTTAATAAGAACTCTTTGATGAAGACTGCTAGTGTATTGCCTGAAGGTACTGAGATACCTCAGTTCATGAACTCAATACACGAAACACGAATTCAACATCGGGAGTATATCGCGGACATAAAAGTTCCTGGCTCACCTAACTCTTTCAATAACTCATCTTACGTAATAAATGCA